CGCCAGCCCCAGCGCGGGTCGGCCAGAAAGGCGCGCGCCAGGGCGACCATGTCGGCGCGGCCCTCGGCGATGACAGCTTCGGCCTGCTTCGGATCATCGATCAGCCCCACCGCCCGGGTCGGGATGCCGGCGCCCTTGCGCACGGCTTCCGCCAGATGCACCTGGTAACCGGGGCCGGTGGGCAGTTTCTGCAACGGGGAATTGCCGCCGCTGGAGCAGCAGAGATAGGCGACACCCTCGGCCTTCAGCGCTTTGGCCACCTCGATCGCATCCTCGACGTCGAATCCGCCATCGACCCAGTCCTTCACGGACAGCCGCGCGCCGAGCATCAGCTTCGGCGCCGCCTTCTTCACCGCTCTGGCGATTTCGACGACGAGACGCATCCGGTTTTCCAGCGAGCCGCCCCAGCGGTCGGTGCGCTGGTTGGACAGCGGCGACAGGAACTGGAAGATCAGGTAGCCATGTGCGGCGTGCAGTTCGATGAAGTCGAATCCGGCGCGTTCCGCCCGCTTCGCGGCCTCGGCGAACCGCTGGACAAGCCGCAGGATCTCCTCTTCCTCCAGAGCGCGCGGCACGTTCCAGCCGGTGTCGTAGGCGATCGACGAGGCCGAGACGGTCTGCCAGGGGTCTTCGTCCGGCTGCAGCGGCCCGCCGCCCTCCCAAGGCTTGCGGTTCGAGGCCTTGCGACCGGCATGCGCCAGCTGCGTTCCAAACCTCGTGCCGGGTGCTGCGACCCGCCTGGCGGCGTCCAGAGCCCGCCTCGCAGCGGCCTCATTGTCTTCGGAGTAGAGGCCGAGGCACCCGTGCGTGATGCGACCGCGCCGCTCGACATCGGTCATCTCGACCGTCACCATTCCGGCTCCCGACATTGCGAGGTTCATCCAGTGGTAGAGGTGCCAGTCGCTCGCCGAGCCATCATCGGCCGAATACTGGCACATGGGCGCCACTGCGATGCGGTTGGGAAAAGTGAGGCCGTCGAGGGTGATCGGCTGGAAAAGCGATGCAGTCATGAAACGGGCTCCGGAGGGACAGGGCGCCTCTCTAGGCAATGGGTCGAGAGCGCGCCAGACACGAGACGGTGAGGGGCTTTTCTGGACCAGTTGCCGGCATTGCGCAAATGCCGCCCGGCCGCTACGCCTCGATCCGGCAGCATGGAGACCATCATGGAAGACCGCATCCGCATCCGCTCGGAGGAAGTCCTGTCCGACGACTGGGCGATCCTGAAGAAGACCGTCCTCGACTATCGGCGGCGCGACGGTCAGTGGGAAACGCAGATCCGCCAGACCTATGATCGCGGCGACGGCGCGGTGATCCTGCCTTACGATCCTCGGCGCCAGACGGTGCTTCTGGTGCGCCAGTTCCGCTATCCCGCCTATGTCACCGGCCACCGCGAACCGCTGATCGAGGCCTGTGCCGGTCTGCTGGACGAGAACGACCCCGAGACGGCCATCCGCAAGGAAGCGGAAGAAGAGCTCGGCTACCGGCTGAACGCCGTGGAGCGGCTGTTTTCGCCCTATATGAGCCCGGGCAGCGTGACCGAGCGCCTGTGGTTCTTCATCGCCCGCTATTTGCCCGCCGACCGCATCTCGGCCGGCGGCGGCGCGCCGGAGGAGGGGGAGGATATCGAGGTTCTGGAGATGCCGCTGGACGAAGCGCTGGCCGGCATCGCCGACGGCCGCATCATCGACGCCAAGACGATCATCCTGATCCAGCACCTGAAGCTGTACCCGATGCGGGCTTGATGGATTGTCGCCTCTATCGGGGGGCCTGGCTGCCTTGGTGCGGACGACGGGAATCGAACCCGTACGATCAGAGATCGAGGGATTTTAAGTCCCTTGCGTCTACCAGTTCCGCCACGTCCGCAGGCCAGCCCTTTTCAGATGCCTGACACAGCCCGTCAAGCCGTCTTCTTGTGGCCTGTTCGAACGGCACCCCAGAGGAGGCGGTTGAGCGATACTGGTGCGATCGCGGAATTATCCGTGCCGCGCGCATCGCTAGGATGTGTGCGTGGTGGATTTGATCCGCCAATGGCCGGCGCCTCTCAGGCCCAACCCATTCCCCCGCCCCCTGCGGGCGTCGGCCGCTCCCCATTCAAAAAAGCTGGCCGCGTGCCCGTATGTCCACCGGTGGCGCCGCTGGCAACGCTCAGAACTTGTAGCTCAGATTGACGCCGACGGTGTTCAGCTTCACATCCTGATCGCGGTCGGTGAATCCGTTCGATCCGTCATAGTGTTCCGAGCCGAAATCATAGTAGCGATATTGCGCGCCGACCACGAACTTGTCGGTCAGCGCATAGTCGACGCCAGCTCCCACGGACCATCCGACATCGGTGCGCGAGCTGGAAAAGGAGGCGCCGGCGGCTTGCGACGTTTCGATGCCGGCAAAGGCGACGCCGCCAATGCCATAGACCAGGAAGCGATCCATCGCATAGCCGGCCTTGGCGTTGACCGACCCGAACCACTTGATGTCGGTGCCGAGCATATTTGCAGGCCCACCGAGTTCCGCCGTGCCGTCGATCGAGGAATAATTGAGGTCGGCCTCGCCGCCGATCACCGCCTGGTCGAACTGCCAGAGCCCGGCCACGTGGCCGCCGACAAATCCACCCTTGATATCGGGTGCCGCTGAAAACGGTCCGCCGTCGTTTCCTGAAATATTGGACCGGCCCCAGCCATAGCCCGCCTGCAGGCCGGCATAGTAGCCGGTCCAGTCGAAGCCGGGCGCGGTCATCGGCAAAGCCACTGTCGGATCGGCGGCCAAAGCCGGAACGGACAGGGCGGCAAGAAGACCGGCACTTGCAACCACCAGGCGATACATCGAACTCCCCGGATGAAGAGTCAGAAAATCCTGCCGCCAGCCTAACCCGATTGGCAGCAAAACGGAATCAGATTTCTGGCGGCGACATCCCGTGGGGTAACCGGGCGGCGTCTTTCGGAATCGCTCAAGGGAGTATTGGTGCGGATGAAGAGCACTGCGTTTCAGGGCGCTTATTGAAAACACACGCGAAATCGAAGTCGTACAGAATTTTGTGTCATGTTATGTGGCATGATAGGCGACAGTTTTTCGCGGGTTCGAGGCAAAACGCGCGGCGAGTTAGCGAGCCGGCGTGACAGGCCAGTGAAACACTTAATGCGATCAGACGATGGTTTCGACTCTCCGAGGGCGGCAATTGGCATCAAAAACCGGGGAAGTTGAAACTGCTATTCTTACGTTTCGGCGCAACCATCCGACGCTTGTCATCCCCGAAAACGCTCGGTGTACCAGGTGATCTTCCCGGCCACCTTCATCGGCTTATGGATCACCAGGCGCTTGGGAAGATGCTCTGGATGCACCTCGAGCAAGGTGATCTTCACCTGCGGCTTGCATCGGCTGCAGTCGAATTTCAGCGCCAAAGGGTCGACGCCGCCGCCATAGACCATCATGAGGTCGGCCGATCTGCAGTAGCGGACATTGCCGCAACTGCATTCCGCCTTCACAAGCATGTTGTGCCGGGTCGCCTTGCCCAGCGTGTCGATTGGATCGTGCGCCATGAGAACGGAATAAGAACAAATTCCAGTTGCGGGTCAAGCCGGCATGTGGAATCTATCGCCGCATGAGTGACGAACCCTTACGGCTCGCGGAGGGCATGACGCCTGCACCGCGCGACAACGCCCGCGTCGTGGGCCACTTTTGCGAACACCGGGACTGCGGCAAGGTCGCCGGCTTCGGCTTCGCCAGGCGCCATCAGGAATCGCACTGGTTCTGCTTCGCCCACAAGGCCGACGGCGAGCGATACTTGTGACGGAATTCCTCTGGTCAGCCACCTTTGAAGGAACCGAGGATGACTTCTCCTGTCATGCGGGAGACCAATATGTCGGCCGCGTTTATCTGGTCACGACGTCAAGGATCGGGAAGCACTGGGGTGTCTTTTCCCGCAAGGGTGGAGCAGGTCGGGCGGATAGCCGGCGCGCCGCGATGCTGGCCATTGAGGAACAATGGGAGCGTTTCAGCGAAGACGTTACGAACGCGGGCCACTGCCGGCGCTCTCGTCCGCCTCGGCTTCCATCGTATCGGATACCGGCTTGATCTCAGCGCCGGCGACGGGCTCGCCATCGAAGCCGCGCAGCCAGGCGTCGGCATGCTCGGTCCAGTATTCCGGCACGTCGCGCGCCTTGCCATCCTTGCGCCCCTGGACGCCGTACATCCAGGCGTAGGTGACGCGCTCCTGGTCCTTCTTGGCGACAGCCATCAATCTTCCTCCCGGAAATCCTGCAACGAAGCGTGCCGCAGATCCTCCTCACCGCGCAAGTGCTTGATGCGCGCGACAATGCCGGGCTTCACCCACTGCGTCGCCGGCCGCCTTATGCCCTTTGGCGCCGGCCCGGCGTGCTCCTGGACGCGCTTCCACAGCCGCTCGCGGATCTCCCGGCCGGAGTTGATGAAGGCGGAGCCGACATAGCGGCCGGTTGCCCGGTCGGCCATCAGCGCAAAGGCCGGTTTGCCTGCCTCGCGCTCAACGCCGAGCAAGTCAAATTCGTCGACCGAATAGCATTTCGCCTTCAGCCATGCGGTTGACGGCCCGCTGCGGTACTTGCTGTCGATACGCTTCGACACCATCCCCTCAAGACCCGCTTTGTCGACCAGGTGAAAGATTGACTTAGCGTCGCCTGGCAACGGTTCGCTGAACTGGATCCGGCCGCCGGGCTCGATCATGCTGGAGAGGATTTCACGACGCTCTTCCAGCGCCATGTCGCGCAGATCGTGGCCGTTGAGGTGTAGCAGATCGAAGGCGACGAAATAGAGATCGTGCTGCCGGCGGGTGATGGCCTTGCGCAGCGCGCCGAAATCGGAGAGCCCGGCGTCGTTCAGCACGATGATCTCGCCGTCGACGATCGCGCTGTCAGCTCCGAGGCTGGCGGCTTCCTCGACCAGGTCGCGATATTTCCCCGTCCAGTCATGGCCGTTGCGGGTGTAGATCCGCGTGCCGGCCTCGTCGATGGTGAGCTGCGAGCGGTAGCCGTCGAACTTCACCTCGTGAATCCATCCATCGCCTTCGGGAGGATGTTCGACCAGCGTCGGCATCAGCGGCGGGATGAACTTCAAACGCATGCACAGAACTCGCAAAACCGCGATTCAATAAGCCTGCGCTAAAATGGTTCCGAATCTTGCAACAAGCCAAGGCGTCCGACGTTGCGCGATGGTTCAAAGATCAGGAGCGCCACAGTGCCGAAATATCATGTTGAGGAAATGGACGGCGAGACCGTCACGGCTACCCACGTCGTCCACGCCACCACGCCGTTGAGGGCCGCACAGGAAGCGACCGAACGTGAGGTCACTTTGCACACCACCGGGGGCGTGTGGGTTCGCGTAACTGACGAGCAGCGGGGCCACGTTTTCAAGTACAGCTTTCCAACATCATCCTCGAAATAAAAAAGCCCGCCGGCCGGAGCCAGCGGGCGTTCTGCGATGAGGTTGAGGCGTCAATTCACGGGATCATCTCTTGCGGGCTATCTCCTTGCCGAGGTCCCCAATTTCATGACGAAGCTCAGCGCATTCATCGACCAGCCTGTTGCCGGTCTCGATCATTCGATATCCGAGTTGCCTGCTTTTCTCGGCATCGACGCGCTGAGCGATCGCTTCCATGGTGTGCGCCTCGATGGCCGAGGCCAATTGCTTCACTGCAGTGCTGTCCACCAAGGCGGCATCGAGCACGAAGGATTTCCCGTCACTCGGCCCCCTCTTTTCACCGCCGGCCGACTTCCACCCCATCCGAAGAACAAAGGCGGCGAGCATCGAGCCGGCCGCGGCGCCCAGCCACATGACCCATTCGGGAATGCCAGAACTGTCCATCAACCATTTGTCCGCTTGTCCACCGCGATCCAGTAAAGGCTATAGAGCGCCAGCAGGGACAGCAGGAAATTGAGACCGAGACCGGGGCTCAATATGCCGGTCATGAAGTAGGAACCCACGAACCCTATACCGAACAAGCCGAAGGTCACGGACCCGACCGTGCCGCAACACAGGCGGATCGTTGACGTCGCCTTCTGCCGAGATCCATTGACGATCAGCCCCAGGAGCCAAAGCAGGCCGATGCCGCTGAGTGTGAAGCCGACGTTGTTTTCACCGAAGTCTCGGAAGAATGCATATCCTGGCGAACTGAAAGTCTCGCTGGGATGCAGCAGCGTCGCACCCCAGATGAAGAGATAGGCCGCGCAAAACCACTCCGAGACGCGCTCGCGGAAGCGTTCGACAATCCGGCCTGCGATCATTGCAGAGCCCTCCCTGTCGCATCGTAGAGGGCGGCGCAGCGACCCACACGGGCGTTTGCCTTGTCGAGCTGATGCCGCTCGGCCTTCAGGACCGATCGCACCTCGTCGCCCACGGCCACAGCCGCATGCGGTTCCTGCTTGCGGCAATCATCCGGCCAAGGCGGCAGCGTGACGCGCGCGGCGGCAACGCCTTTGTCGGTCGCGGCGCGCTTCAACGCGGCGTCAGTGCCGCAGCCAGTCAAGGTCGCCAGCATCAAGGCTGCAGCTGCGGCCGGCCGCAGCCAGCTTGGCCTCGAAGTCCTTCCGGTCCTGGGCGAATTGAGCATCGTCGGCAGCGTCCTTGGCGCGGGCGTTCTTGAGGATTTCCTGATAGGAGGCGATCACGATCTCGCCGGCGGTGACCTGGCGCTGTACTTCGGTCAGCTTGGCCTCGGCGGCCAGCGCCCTGTCTTCCTGCACGTAGCCTCGACGCGCGTCGGCGCGCTCGATCGGGACGATGACGAGATAGGCGAGGCAGATGCCGGCTACGACGCCGGCCGCAAGGCGCAGCGCGCCGCCGATCCCACCAAGCAGCAACAGCAGGACGGTCATTGCTGGTCTCCCGTCGCGTCGGAAACCACCGGCGGCGGGTTGTTCTGCTGCACGATCGTGGCCGCGCCTGGCTGGGTTGGCGGAATGCCGGCATTGACGGCCATGGCGTCGATCTCGGCCCGCCTCGAGGAATTGTCGTCCCAGACAGCGCCGAAGATGAAGGAGCCCGCCGTCGACGCCATCAGCAGCGCAACAGAGTTGGCGATCGCTTCGCGCAGGCTGTCGGGTTTGCCGAACAGGGCGAGATAGGTGATCAGGCCGCCGCCCCAAACGAGGATTGCGAGCGCTGCCCGCCGGCGCACGCTCCAGGGGCGACCGAAGGCTCCATAGGAGCCGAAGCCGGTGACGGGACGCCTGCGCATGTCAGCGCACCATCGCCAGGGCCTGCGCGCGCACCGAGGCGACGCGCGATTCCCAGCCACGCCCGAAGGTCGGCCAGGTCTTGAGGCGCTTCAGAAAGGCCAGCCGCGAATCCTGCAGCCCATTGATCACGGCGGCCGGCGGCCTTGCGGCGACAGCGGCAAGTGTGGCCGGCCCGATCCGGCCATCCTGTACCGCTCCGACGACCGCCTGGAGATATGTCGCCGACCGGCCGGGCCCGCTGTTCACCCCGAAATCGAACACGGCATAATCGACCCCGTCAGGCAGCTGGGCGCCAAGCACGGCGTCCCAGTAGAAGCGCCGATAGACCACCGCCAGCTGATCATCCGAAATGGCGCGGAGATCGGCCTTGGTCGCCGACGGCTTCACGTAGCGGCGGAAGTTCGCCAGCGTCACACCCTTCATCGTGGCGCCGCCAGGATCGGCCGGATTGTCCGACCATCCGCCCTCATTGACCAGAACAAGCTGAAGCGCGCGCGCGAAATTGCGGTCCATGGCATTTTCCTTTCTGGGATCGTTGACTATTGTCCGCTCCGAGCGCATGACAATATTTGCATAATTGATGTGATCTTTTTGCCTGCCTCCGCTAATTAAGCAAAAGACAATTCACATGCCGGAAATTAAGCGCGAAGACAGCGGTACAGAGAACAACTTCACGGCGATACGCATGCTTGCCGCGATTTCAGTTCTGTGGGGGCATGCATACGCACTGGCTGGTAGAGTGGATGAGCCGACTGCCGCCTTCTTTCACGGTCGTCAGTACATTGGCGATATCGCTGTCAATGTTTTCTTCATCACGAGCGGCTTCCTGCTAGCGAGAAGTTTCAGCCTCAGGCAGGATCTCGCGAGCTTTGTCATGGCTCGCGTGCTGAGGATCTATCCCGGGTTGATCGTCTGCAATCTGGCTATCGTCGCTATGTCCATGGCTCTGTTCCATCCATGGGATTGGTCGTTTTTGACGGCCCAAGAAACCGTGTCGTACCTGACGACGAACAGCGTCCTATTCCCCCAAAACTACGTCATCTTTCACCTGCCTGGGGTGTTCGGTGGGCTGCCAGATCCGAGCGTCAACGGATCGTTCTGGACCTTGCCGGCAGAGATAAAGGCCTACGCCTATATGGTTGGTCTGTTGAGCCTGGCGCTGCTACTGCGCGCGCGAGATGTCTGCCCACCTATGGCAGTACTCTATGCCACGATGACGGGCGCGGCGGCCTTCGCTTTCCCAGCGTTGCCCGGCTTCAGCGATACGCCATTCTTTCAACGCCTGATAATCTACTTTTTCGTCGGCGCTACAGCCTTTGAGTTGCGGCAGTATTTGCCGCTGAACTGGTTTGCGGCGTTAGGTTTCGGTCTGGCCATATATCTGCTGAGAGGGAGCGCCGCAGTTTTGCCCCTCGGCTATGTAGCTTGGCCCTACCTGACGCTTTTCGCCGCCTACAAACTCCCTTATGCAAAGCGGCTGAACAAGCTCGACATCTCGTACGGCCTCTACATCTATGGTTTCTTCTCGCAAAACCTTATCGTGTGGGCCGTTTCAATCATGCCAATGGCGGTCTTTTGGGGCGGGCTTGCAGTCGCGAGCGTGCCGGCGATGCTCTCGTGGATTCTGATCGAGCAGCCATTCTTGGCCATGAAGAGCAAGCGCTTTAGATGGAAGATGGTCGTCCCCATTATGCCGTCACCCCCTTAACCAGCACGAAGCCAATCACTACAGCCTCTGACAGCGAGCCGGATGTGTTGTTTCGTATGCTGATAGTTGCTGATCCGGACGCGCACTGTGCATTAAGCGAGTACGCGCCAGCCGTGCCGCCCGAAACGTGGTTCAAAATAAGAACGTCAGTCGCAACAATTGCTGTATCGGTTAGTGTGAAACTGGCAATTGCTCCAGCCGCCAGCGCGGCGGCGTTCATTGTAATTTGGCCGCTCAGCTTGTTGAGCGTAACCCCGGTCGTTTTGCTGGTGGCCTGGGTGACTGTGCCGCCCGCCCCAGTGTCGTAGCCAAACTTGGCCGTGAACGTACCGCCGTTGAAGAACTGCTGCTTGAATGTTCTACCCCTGATAAATGGACTCGTAGGGATAGGCTCACTGTCATTTGTCGGGTACGGGTCGCACAGGATGCCGTTATTTGGCGCCCATGATAAATCCGCGGTAAACCCGGTCATGACTGGGCAGTTTAGGAACAGTATCTCATCTGGAAACGCGGTATTGCCCGCGCCGCCCGATGGCGGCAGGATATAAATACACACGCCCGACGATCCGCCCTGAGCGCTGAATTGGCTCTCTATGAATGTAAGATTGTCGCAGAATGCCAGATATAGACTGGTCGAAGTAGCACTCGTTCCATCGCGATACCATTCGCAATTGATCCATACATTTTGCGCAACATCGAGCATGGTGACGACAAAGCCCGACGTGACGCCCACCCGCATCCCGCTGCCCCCGCTGGCAGGATTCATGGCACGGCAATTGATAAAGGTGTTTTTGTTGGCTCCCTGTGCCAATCCAGAGAAGGCCGCGTAGGCCTCATGGATAAAGGCGAACCCCTTGTAGTTGGTCGCCAGAACGTCATGCCACGAAGACGCTATCATGTGGTTTGTTCTGATTGCGGTGTTGGCCAAGCTCCCGCAGTCAAAGACGATGCCCTTGATGTTGCATCCGACCATAGGGCCGTTAACTGTCAACATGGTGCCCCCGGACGCCCCCAGCCACTTCAATCGTGTTGGCAATACAGCAGGTGACATTTCGGCGGCCGTCGCGCCGCTAGTCGTTCCCTCCAGCACGATGCCGTTTTTCGCGCTGAGCGTCGTGGAGTTTCCATTTCCGACTGTTAGTGCCGTGGCCACGGCATACCCGCCCTGCGGCTTAAAACGAATAATCTTACCAGTGTTTATGGCGTTCTGGATGGCGGCGCTGTCGTTAGTCCCATAGGAGACTTTTGTCGACACAGACGATAAAGCCGTCGCGGCATTTGATCCAAGCGATACCTGAGTTGCACTAGTGAAGCCGGCTATCGTTGTCACTAGAATGGCCCCAGCAGCTCCGGCGCCGGGGACTGTGATGGCCTTGCCAACGTCAGCAAGCGCAAAACTAGCACCGGAAACGGTCAGTATTGCGCTGCCGGAAGCGATCGTCGCATTGCCGGTATATTCAATTAGGTCGCCAACTGCGCCGAAATCTTCCGGAGTAACCGACTCCTGCAGCTTAGCTTGGACAGTTCTAACCGCGCCGCCAGTGCCAACCTGCGTGAACGCAACGCTGGCAGCGCCCAGCCCTGCCAGTACAGCAGCCTTAAAATTAGCCCAAGTCAATTTCTTCAATGCCCATGGGGGCATACTTTCGCTGTCCGCGTAGCCGAATTCGTCGGCGGCTACCGGCGAGGCCTTGGCCGTCGCACCATGGATCGCCTGCTCCATCGGCACGCCCGTTGCGCTGATGACGGGGATCGCTGGGTTGGTTTTGTCGACTGTGACGTTGGTGCCAGCGACTATGTCTGATAGGCCGCCAACGCCGTTCGACGGCGCGACTGGAAACGGTCCATCCCACGCCGTGCCCGTCCATCGGTAGAAAGCGAAGGCAACGCCGATCTGCGCGTGCAGAAACAGGAAGCCCTTATCGTTCGTGCCGAGCGTCAATGCATCGCGATCCGCGATCGAGCCTGAAGCGTTCGGCGTGATGCCGGCCAGCGAAAGCTGGACCAGGACGCGGGTCAGCTTGTCGTAGAGATCGACGATGTTGGCGGCATCGGAGTTTTCTCGCTCGATGGCATAGGCGGCGCCGGCTGCCGTCGTGCCAGGCCAAGGCATGGCAAGCGTCAGCGACGTGTCGCCCTGCACCGACAGGATCGGAACCGATATGCCGCCGAGGAAGAAGGTGCCGCCCGCTACCAGCGACACTGACCAGGCGGTGCCGCTGCCGGTCACCACGGCGCTGCCATTCGTCACGGAGACCGTGCCGGTGTTGTAGATCGCTGTCATGGAGGTTCCCTAGAGGCTCTGGGGGATGCCGAAGATGTAGTAGCGAAGGCCCTTAAGCTGTGAGCTGTAGTAGGAGGCGCTCGGCTGGATGGTCCAAGGGTTGTTGTTGGACCCGAATATGTCGACGCTGGTCGCCGACGTCGGGTTTGCCCAAGTCGAATAGCCGGCAGTCTGGCCAGCCCATGATCCGCTCAGGGTGAACACCCGATGTTCACCCCACACCGCCGAGGGCTCGTCATAGGCTGACGTTACAGCAGGCGGATTGAAGATTGCCCCGACTTTCGGGAAGAGCAGCAATCCTTGCGGATTCGGCACAGTGATGGTCGCCTTGCGCACGCCCTTGAACAGGTCGCTTCCGGATATGACGGTCGGAAAATCGGTCGGCCAGTTGAGAAAGCCCTCGGCAAGCAGAGGGACGTAGACCAGCCGCGTGTCGAGCATGATGTCGTTCAGGTTCGGCGCTACATCTGAAGAGCCGGGCCGCTTGATCTGGATATAGGGACCGATCCCGTCATTGCCTCCAATGAATATCTGGCTCCCTCCCGTGGTCGGGGCTTCGCCGGAGTTGGCATAGACGACATAGAAGATATCCATCGACTGATCGCAGGTGCTGACGACAGTGACGGTGCTGCCTGAGACCGTGTAATTGAAGTCGTTGGCGTGGGCGTTGATGTTGTCGATGTAGGGCGGGGTCCAGAACGTTGTTTCGACGCTCTTTTTGACCAGGTAATCCATATAGGTCCGGTCAGTGGTCGGCAGGCGCGTGGTGATCACGGCCGTCGCGCCGGCGGCGAGCGTCAGTTGCCCGGCAGCGAGGATCTTTGCCGGAATCCGGTTCTCGTGAAGAATGAAATTGTTAGGGTCCGGATCCGTGACGGAATGCCCTGGTAAAGCCACCCTACACGTGCCTGGCGATGTCAGGTCGATGATGACATCACCGGCTACCGGCGATGACGCATTGTTCGGGATCGGCTCGTCATGCATCGGCAGGTCGAATACAGTCACCAGGCCTCTGATATTGTTCGGATTGCCGCCCGCCTCGGTTACGAACACGGGGACGGCAGGCCGGTTGCGCCCGGAAGGACCGCCGCTGGAGCCTGTGTCGATGACACGATTGGTCTTGCAGGTGTTGCTCGCATACGAGGCGATCTGGCCCGACGTTCCGGCCCCGGTCAGATCGACATGAGGGCCTTGGAACTTGTTGGTGGTCCCGTCAGATGGCGAGCGCACTTCCACGAGCGGGAAAAAGCTGTAGCCGTACTGCGCAGCGAAGTAATCCTGGAAGAAATTCCAGCGCTGATAGCGCTTCCCGCTGGCAGTGAAACTCTCGACCAGGATCTGGCAATTGTTTTTATTCGAGCCAGAGGGGTAGAAATACCTGGTCGGCGAGATCGCGCTGCCTGTCGCCGGGTAGGCGGTGAAGTCGGGCACCACGACAAAAATGTCCTTGATGTACCCGACCTTCTGGTTCTCCGAATTGAAGAAGAACTTGCCCATATCGCTGTTAGGTGTCGCCACCGGATCGTAAGAGGCATCGATCATGCCCTTGATCACGGGCCTGCCCGATTGGCTTTCCAGCGCCAGCAGCCTGCTCATACGATGATCCTGATGCCTTCGGCGCCGCCCGGGAACGTGCCGATCTGGGTCTTTCCGGATGACGTCTTGAACAGGTCCATCGTGGCTGTGCCGAAGCGGGCAAACAGAGCCTTCAACTCCCCGCTTTCAAACGTCAGTGGAGTGCCGGAATTGGTGCCGTCAGTCACCACCCACTGCTTCACATTGGTGACCATACGAGAGAACGGCTGCAGAGGATCTCCGCCGACAAAACCGGCCTCCCAGATCGTGCCTGCGGTTACGAAAGCGTCGTCAACAGTAGCCCTGATGTCGAGCACCAGTTGCGCCTTTACATCGCCTGAACCCGCGACGACGCGCATCCGCCACAAGATACCGGACGATGCGTCGCCGACTGTCGCCTGCACCGCGTCGAGGATTTCAGCTTGGGCCAAAAGACCTGCCGCTGTCTCTTCAATTGATGCAGTCATGCTTCTCAGCGCAACGGCGGTCGCATCCCTGAAGCGACGCGCGACCGAATTGTCTTGGATCTGACGACCCGCAGCTTCGACGGCCGCCGCCGCAAGCTGAGCCATCTGATCCCGGTATCCCTGCAGGCTGGCACTTGCCTGCATAAACAGATCACGCATTTCCTGCTGAATTTGATCCAGACCGACCGAGAAATCCGGCAAAACCTCCGCAAACGTGGTGACGGGGAGCCAGTCCGACCACTCGGTGTCGCGGCCTGAATAGGTGATGAAGATACCCCGGGCCTCGTAGTCGGTGTTGCCGACAAAGGTACCGATCAGCTTCACCGAGGCCGGGTTAGGGTTCGTGGTGGGGTCACCGTATGGCAGCGTGCCGTCAAATTGCAGCACGTCGCCATCATCGAGCCGAACTTGCACTCGGACGAACTGAACATCTTCTAGGTTGCCGGCGAATTCCGCCCGAATGGTCGGCTTGCGCGGATCACCGGCGTTGTTGTCGAAACTGTCCGGGAACACCTGCCAGCCGGTCATTGGCTGCGGCGGCGGCACGATCGGCCCGACAGGCCCGACCGAATACGGCTGCTGGTCCGTATTGGGGTTCCATGCGAAGTCGCTCGGGTCGACTTCCTTCAGCGAGACCAGCTGCAGAAAGTTCGAACCGCCATCGATCTCGGTGACGAGGAATTTCTTGTTCGAGTAGCTGTTGCGGTTGCTGGTCCACGCGACCACATCGCCCGGCTCGAGGAGCCAAGCCTCCGGGGGCAGGAAGAACTGATGCTGGCGAAACCGCCTGGAATCGCGCACCGCCTCCTGCAGCAGCCTTTGTACCTGCACAGCATAGGGCACGGTCGGAAAGGTCAGGCCGGTGACAAGGCGCCGGTTGTCGTCAAGCACCTCCAGATCGGTGCGCAGATAGGCTGGCGCATCCTTCGACGCCCATTTTTCTGCGGGCTCGGGATAGCTGGCTTGCGCGCCATTGTAGGTGCTCTCCAGCCCGGGGAACGGATCAAGGCTCTGGCCCTCCGTCACGACGATGTTTTCGTCGGTGAACGAATAGACCGCAGCACCAGGGGCGCCGACGGTTACCTTGTACCTGCCGCCGACATCGGACAGCCGGCCGGAACACCCCTTGAGAAGGCTTTCCAGCACGTCGGCCGGCTGCTGATCCGTCGTGATGTTGCAGCCCGAACGATACTGCTTCTCGGAGCCGCCGCCGACGAGCGAGACCGGGGCGTCGCAGACGTTCATCGCGGCCATCCAGTTGGCGGCGGGCAACTGGTAGGCTTGCGTCGTCTGGCCTCCATAGACCCATTCGCTGCCGAAATAGATGCCGCGAATGATGTTGTAGGCCTGCACGATCGGATTGTCGGACACCTCGTAGGTCGACGGCACGCCCCACCGGTGCGATCCCGACCCGCCGGCGGTGCTGTCCTTGCGGACGTCATACTGCTTGATGCCCGACGTTTCGAAGATGAACTTCGGCGGGCCGCCGGCGAACATCGATTGCTTCACCCTTGCGGTCATCACCGCATAGGGGACGCCGCGCCCGATCATGTCGCTGGACCAGGGCCGGTCCGGGTCGGAGCTGAACTGGTTGGTCAGGAAATCGCAGTCGTCCGTCTGCGTACCGTCAAAGAACAGGATCCGAAGGAAATGGCCGCCATCCTTGTTGAACTCCACGATCGGATAGCCATGGGGCGCGGGCGGAGGCCCGCTCATGTCGGGCAGCGTCACCTTCTTGTCGTTGACCCAAAGGCCTGTCAGTCCACCCACTGGCAGATCGCCAAACGAAATCACCTGCGTCAGGAAGGTGTTCGGCGTGTCGTCGATATTGCCCCAGGTGTTGACATATTCGAGCTGGCCGGCATCGGCGAAGGACCCCATCATGAAGGAGAGCGGATTGTCGCCACCGACGCTGATATCGGTCTGTACGCCTGGTTCCTTCGCCTTGGGCGCCAGCGCCTTTTCGATCAGGCTGACGCCGATCTTGAGCGCAATGCCTAGCAGCGCCTGGACGAAGGCGCCGGCGCCGGCAATCCACGACCCTATGCCCAGAATGATGGAAATGGGATCGGCATGGGCAGCCGAAAGGCCCGCCAGCAGCAGCCAGGCGGTGAGCAGGAAGCGAAGCAGCATTATCCGACCCGAAACGCCCGCGTTGCCGACAGCAGCGGCGATACGCCCATGGCGGTCTCGCCCACCGTCAGGATGGTCTCGCCGTTCACGATGCCGATCGACCAGCCGAACGGGCCGTCGGTCGGTATCGCCGCCAGGTCGCCGATGCGAGCCTGCGAGATATGGATTTCGGGAAGCAGCGAGGCGACGGCTTCTGCCAGATCGTCAAAGCCCGCTCGCTTCAGAACGCCGGCCGCGCCCTTGGCGGACTTGTATTTCCCGCGATACGGCGCCGCGACATCCTCGCCCGTTATGGCCAGGACAGCGTCGGCCGCCCAGCCGAAGACGCAATCATGGCTGTTCCACGCGAATGGATCGCGTTTCACACCGTCGATGAAATCGTGCAGCCTCGCTGCCCAGTCCGGGAGACGGTCCATCAGCTTTTTATCTTGCTCTTGTCGATGCCCCAGAAGATCGGGACGTTGGCGACGCCGGCATATTTGCGGAACCGGTCGCCGGAACGGCGTTTCTGGGTTTCATCGGATTTCTTGGCCGGGTTGGTGCGGGTAAGCTCCCGCACGATCGAGACGACCTCGATCGATATCGATCCCTCTTCACCGGTTTTCGGCGTGGCGATCGGCGCCTTGTTCACCTTGCCAATGAAATGGCAATAGATCGAGCCAGCGACAGCATGGCTTGCCGGGTTGAACAGCCCGCGATGTATCTCGACGCGCGCGCCCCTGATGTCATGCCCGCGCACCATGTCCTGCACCGTCGCGTGCAGCTGCGACAACGTCACCTGTACGGTCTGGACAGTGAGATCGGATACCAAAGGTATGCGGTCGACGCCGAGAAGCGAGCCGTCACCAACATAATCGCGGTTTTCCGCCCCGCCCGTATCGCCGCGCAGCACAGACACCGTGACCGTGTCGAGGTCGTTCCAGAACGAGAATATCGCCGGCGCCGTACCATCGAGCGTCCTGGCATAGAAGGTGACGAAATCCCGCTCGCAAATGCCGGCATCCGGCGCCGCCAGCAGTGCGTCATAAGTGGTGCCGTCGATCGCTCTCATAGCTTCTGGATCACCGAAAAGCTGATCTGACTGGTGACCGTGTTGCCGGTCGAACCCACCGAAAGCGACGCGGGCTTGATCTTGCACTTCATCGCCGGCTTGATCAGCGTGACTGCCTGGTTGACGGCGGCGCCGGGACGGATGAAGGGTGATACTTCGAAGGCCGCCGTGGTGCCGCCGCCACCGGCAGTGACATCCTCCGAAGCCTCGTGGAAGGCGCGGCGCGACGGTGAGCCGTAATCAAAGCAGAGGTAGTCTCCTGCGGTGATGACGTATCCGGCCGGCAGCCCCTTCAGGGACATGGACTTGCTGTCCGGCAGGGAATTGATCTGGACCGTCGCGGCGCCAAGGATCGAACCGTCCCTGTCCGCGTAAGGTGCCGCGGTTCGCGGGTCGTAGAGGTAGAAGGAACCGAGCGACCGGATTACCGCGTTGATCTTCGCCTCTATCTTGCGAACGTCATAGTGGTATGCCTCGGCAAGGGTTACGTCGCCTTGCCAAAGCTGGGGCGCAAGATCAGCCTCGAGCATCTGCCCCGATCCCATCCCAGAGAACTCGCGGTTATCCTGCAGCCACCATTTGACCGTTGTGACGTCAAGCAGATCGGCAAAGGCCGCAAGCGATAGCGGGTATGTGAGCGCCATCTATCGCTTCCTCGGGTCCATGTTGATCTGCTTCACGCGCGCCGGCATCTGCCCATCGTAGGCTGAGACCGCCTGGTTGGCCGTGGCTTGAGACACGCTTTCGACAAACGGGCGCAAATTGCCATCCGCCGTCTGCGACCATCCTATAGTGACGTGAATGTTTTGGTTGGCGGCAGGGGTTTGATTGGTGTTAGCGGCCATGACACCCAACTGGCCGGCGCTGTTGCGGCGCAGTGGCAAGATGCCCTCGGGGCCGGCTTCACCCATCAGGCCCGCACCGCTGGCAAACCTGAACCTGGTCGGTCGGTCCACCACGGTGTTCGAATAGCCGCTGATGCCTTTCTCGAACACGCCACCGTTGGCGTAGAGGCCTCCAAAGCTGTTCAGCGATCCGCCGCCAGGGAACACATTGCTGCTGCCACCGAAAAGCGAGCCGAGAAAGCCGAATAGTCCGCCACTCCCGCCGCCGCTATTGCCGGCCGCTACCACTTGAAAAACAGCGTCCAGCACTTCGTTCAGCAGCTTGTCGGCGATCTTGTCGAGGACTGAAAGAGCGGCATCGCCGAAGGATTTCCAAACGCTCTCCCCGTTCTTGAGGCCGTCGAAGAAGGTGCTGACGAAGTCACCGGCCAGTTCCCGGCTTTCCCTGAGCTGATCGTTCAGGCGGATCTGCGCGGCAATGGCCTGGCCGGCGGCGGACGCATAGTCGATACCGGCATCGCGGAGCGTGCCAAAGACGTCCTGCTCGGTCGAGCTGCGGAACATCTGCTGGCTCTCGAACAGCAGGTCCTGTTGGATCTTTGCCGCCTTCGTAGCCTGTTCCAGCGCGGCCATCTGGGCCGCGCGATCGTGCAGTTCCTTTTTCTGTTTTTCGCCGACGGTCCTGCCTTTGTCGGTCGCCCGTGAGAGCAGCTCCTGATAATTGCGAAGCGTATCCGCAGCCTCTCCGACTTGGCCCATTAGGCTCAGTTCAAGCCGCATCTGCTTGATGCGATCATCCGCCGACTTCAGAATATCCCGGTAGGGATTTGCCGCGCGCGCAGCCTTGGCGAGACGCTTGTCGTTGGCCGCGCCGATGTCCTCGGCATTCGGTCGCGCATCTGGTGTAGGCGCTTCGTCCGGAAGTATGCCGACCGGCAGTTTCTGGCGCCCATTGACCGGGCCGCTCTGCAGGATGCTGTCGACGGCCGCAGAGGCTTCGTAGGCCTTGGTGATGAGATTGGTGAACCCTGCGATAATCCCAGAAAAGCTTGGGTTGGTCTGCTGGAGCGTCGCGATGCGACCAATGATCTGGTCGAGAGGCTCCTGGCCGTCCTTCGCCTTGTCGAAAATCTCCTGCAAGGCCTTCCTGATCGGCTCGGATGTCACGCCATCCAATCGACGCTGAAAGTCCGCGACGACGTCCGCAACATCCGAAATGGTCTTCTGTGCCTCCGGGAGCGCCGAAGCCGCCTCAAGCGCGCCGCGCGAGAGGTCGAGCAGCTGGACGGCGGCGTCCTTGAAGTCGGGCTTCTGCCGCGAGATCTCCGTGACAGCGTCGGTGAAGGCGCGCAGCGCAGTGGTGTCCTTGGCGCTGTTCTTGAGATCACGAATCGCGTCCGCGAAAGGTGCGAACTGCGCCTTGACGAAATCGCGGGTTCCGCCACCGCGACCAACGCCGCTCGAGGTGAAGGCGCTGGAGTAGATATCCTGCACCGCCGCCGAAAGGTTGGCCTTGATCTTGTTGGCTTCCGCCTCGTTCAGGAGATTGAACGTCCCGGCGCTGATCTGGGCGTATTTCTGCTGCTTCCCGCTGACGGCATCGTAGGCATCGCCCAGCAGGCGAATATTCTTCTCGTGATTTTTCAGGATCTCGTCGAGCGTCTCGACCTTCGTCCTTCCGATCAGCTCATACGCAGCGAATGCGACGCCGGCCGCCGCGATCGCCGCCGTTGCCAACGGAAACTGCCGGACCAGGCCGAGTATCCCTTCGCCAATCGCCTTCAGCGACCCTTTCAGGCCTCCGGGACCCTGCTCCAGGGCGTCGTAGATCTGGCCCGCCTGGGAGGCAAAAATCTGCATCGGCGGCGCGCCGAGCGCGAACATCGTGACGACGTCATTGCCTTGGCGCGACAGGTTAAGAAGCTGGTTCGAGGTGAGTTTCGCCGCACCGCCAACCCTGTTCATGTTGACGACGGTGGCCGCGAAAGCCGCTTTTTCGCGAGCGATAGCGGCGGCCATTTCGGTAGACCCGATTGCGCCCACGGCGTGCGCGGCTTTGATCTCGTTCAGATTGGCGAGATAGGACTGCTGCGCCGCAAAGAGCGGGCTGTATTTGGCCCTGAGGCGGTCGAGTTCTTCCCCCTGCTGGGCAAGCGCACCGGTCCATTCCTTGGTCGCCCGGCCGCCGAGGCCGACCATGGCGTTGATGCGGGCCTGCATCGCGGACACCGCGGCAACGGACTTCTGGATGCTGATCGTGGTTTCGTTGAAACCGGACGACAGCTTCGCGGTCAGCGAGGCGCCGGCCTGCTTTGCCGTTTCCGATGCACGGACGAGCGAACTGGAGTCGCCCGCGATCGTGTATTTCAATGTCTGGTCCAACGGCGCCCCCTTTAGGATGATCTGCCGAACATCGCCCTGAAGGCGCCGCCGGTCATGACAGGCAGGTCAGGCGCAGGTTTTTCAGCGCTGCTACCGAACATCGCTTTCAACATGTCGCAGCGGCCTTGATAGCCCGCTTCAATGGCGTTGACGTCCGCCGCCAACGCCTGTTCCTCGCTCCATCCCAGCCAACCAAGCGCTATTGAGGCCAGCTCGTCGTAATAGTCGGCAAGGCTTACCCGTTCGACACCGGAGGGTTTTCAGCTTCCGACCCTCCGTCTTTCGGACGGCGGCGACCGCCATTGGCAACGACGGTCACGAACTCGCTCGCGCCCGGGACCAGGTTGGCGATACCCGTGCGCCAGACAGCCCCGGCGACGTCGTCCGCCTGCCGGCCAAGGCCCACGGCGATGATCCCAGTGACGATGTCGAAGTCGAGTTCCGACAGACCCTTGAGGGCGCCCATGATGCCGCCGGCCTGCCGCGATATCGCCTGGGCCGCCTTTAGCGACGGCTTTAGCGTGACGGTTTCGCCGTCGAGGACGATGTCGACATCGCCGGCGCCCAATGATGCTTTCGCCATTGTCGGTTACTCGCCGGACGGCGCGACGGTGACGATGTTCGAGTTGATCTCGATCGTCGAGTTCAACGCGCGCACCGTGTTCGCGCCGCCGCCGGCATTCTCCGCCGACATGACCAGGCCGACGAAGTAGTCGACCGAGCCGCTCGGCTGGGTCGACACGGTATGCGTACCGGATTGGGTGCCGGTCGTGGTGATGGCAGCGCCTCCGGGCGTCGCCGATAGTGTGAAGGTGTCCGCGTCGGGGGCCGTCTTCACATAGTAAGTCGTGCCGGCCGTCAAACCGGTCGGCAAAGCCCCGCTGGTTGCCAGCTTGACCGCATCGCCGACCGAAAGCCCATGCGCGACCTTGGTCACGACGCCAGGGGCGGCGATCGAGATGGTGGCGTTGAACGACCGCGACGCCGGCGCATCGTCCCACTTCACCATGAAGGGGTAGTTGCTCTGGTTGTTCGCGGCCGCCTTCAACGCGAGCTGGCCTTCGTCGCTGGAGTTGATGGCAAAGTTGTTCTGCATCTGGCCGGCGTTGGCCGTGCCCTTTTGCTTCACCGTCCGGCCGCGATTGATGACATCGGTGCTGATCAGCGCGCGGGTGTCGCCGTAGGAGCCGCACTGGGTCCAGTCAGACACCTCGATCCAGGTGACGCCATTGAAATCAGCGACGGCAATATCGCTGTCGGGCCGCGGCATGGCCGCACTGCCGATGAAGAACGAAGCGCCAGCTACGGCGAAGAGATCGGCCATTGTGGCCTCCTGTCGTTAGGGAGCCTTGCCCAAGGGCGAGGGGGCTATGGAAATCAGGCGGCGGCTTCGGGGTTTTCCCGCCGGGTCAAAATGGTCACGTCGAAGCTCATGACCGCGACCGACATGGTTTGATCCCCGTTGCCGGACGAGGCGAACTCCGTCCCGCGGTATTCGTACTGACGCGCCAGGCCGCCAAGTTGGGGATTAGCCGCGAGCCGCGTCTCCACGAAGAGGCACAACGCGTCGAGACTGTCCTGAGACGGCTCGGAATCGCCCCGAACAGACGCCAGCACGCGAACGCGCAGCACACGCTGCTGGGCACCCTTGACGGTCAGGTCCTGCGACTGTTCGCCCGCAACGGAGACGTCAAGCGCGCCCTTCACGCTTTCGGGATAGGGCGTGGCGCGGCGGATGGTCACCGGAGCGCCGGACGGAACGGTCAAAGCCTGCTTGAGCCAGTGCAGCACCTGGTTGCGGACATGAGCCATGTTCAGGCCACCTGCAACGTGAAGCGGACCATGCCGCGTCCATCGGGATAGCGCGCCGTGACCTTGTAGAATTCGACGCCGCCGGACCAATGCCTGACGGAAACGCCAGCATCATTGTCGAGATCGTCATTGCCGGCCTGCGGCAAATGAAGCTCTGGATTGGTCGTGGCGAAATCCATCTCGTCGACGGCGGCAAGCGCACCGGCACGGCGGAATATCGCGCTGCCCGAGACATCGCGCGGCACGCCGCCGACGGGCGTAACGGATATCTCGTCGTCTTCGTTGAAAGTGCCGGTGAAGATGGCCGGCAGGTCCGAAAACAGTCCCATGACCTGCCGGCCTCCTGTCAAAGCTCTTAGAAGCTGCCCGGGTTCAGGCGGACATAGACGGTCGCGCTCGGATTTGCCGCGACGGATGTCGCATAGCCGATGAGCGAATTGCCGGACGAGGTCTTATTGACCTGCTTGTTCGTAGCGTCCCAATACAGCTTGTCACCGATCGCGATGGCGAGCGCGCTGACCTTCGGCAACTCGAACACGCCCTCGACGACGAGCGGCACGTCGGCGCCGCTCTTTGCGTCCGTCTGGGCGACACCGAAAATGGAGCCGACGATTGCACCGGCACCGGACAGAAGGTCGGCGGGGGCGGGGACCGTGATAACACGGCCATCCTGTACATAGTTCTTCATGGAAGTGCTCCGATTTGAGAATTCAGGGAGAGAGTGGAAGGCACGCCGCGCCGATCGCGGCGTGCCTTGAATGTCGCGTCCTTACGCGCCGGCGTTCTTCTGGAGGCCGACCCAGTCGTTGGCCGCCACGCCGGCATCGATGCGGACCTTGAACTCGGTGCCGTCGATGGACCAACCGTCCTGCTGTTCGAGCGTCGGAGACTGCTGACCGTCGAGGTAGGCAACCTCGATCGTCGAGGCCGTCGAAGGGCTAGCAGCGAGATACCAGGCCGTGGTGCTGGCGTCGTCGAGACGAGGATCGTCGATAACCTTGGCCATGCCCTGCACAGGATTGGGAACCGGCGTGCTTTTGCCAGGATCGTTCTGACTGGCGATGAGCTGCCGGGCCGTGTCTCCCAACGCCACGGGCGTGAGGATGTAGGAAGGGGTGATGTTGAGCCTCCCCTTACCGTCGCGCGTCTTCTGCATGCGCATCTTCGCGCGAGCGGCTCCCAAGGCTGCCAGCGACATTGCGGAGCCACCACCGGTAAGCAGGTTGTTGTGGTTCGCATGGAACAACGCCGTGCCGTCCGACATGGTCGGGTTTGCGATCAAGAGAGCGTAGACGAGATCGCCGATCGTACGGATGGCGGCTCGGCCCATCATGCGAGGGACACGGCTGAAGGCGTCCATGTCGTCGTTGATGATCGCCTGGCGCGAGATGGCGAAGAGCTCGCCGTAAGTGGCCAGCACGATCGGCTCCGCGAAGTCGCCGACGGTGATGTACTTGTACTCGGCGCCTTCCGGCACCTTGCGCAGCGACGGGAAGACACCCATGCCGACGCGGCTTGCGACCTTAAAGTCGGGCAACGTGCCGGCCTGGGTCCACTCCTGGAAGGTCTCGGCGGCTTCCTCGTAGCCAGCCGTCATCGAGCGGTTGGCCACGTTGGAAAGGATATTACCGAAATCGGAGGTCGTGTGCATGCCGCCGGCCATCGTTGGCACGAAGGCTGCGCCGACCATCGCGAGCTTGTTCATGCCACCGCTTTTCAGGCCCCTCACATCGAGCGACATGCGAGCGAGTTCACCAAGCGACAGGCCGGAGAATTCGTTGCGTTCGCCGCCCTTGAGGTTGGCGCGCATCGTCAGCGCCAGGGTGGCGCCCTCGACGAACTTGTCGCTGGCTTCGGCCGTGACGCTTGCCGGGCCGGCGTTGGTCTGGTTGACGCCGGCTTCGGTGTTCATCGTGGCGATTTTGTCGACAATGGCGGCCTTGGCCTCCATCAGCGTCTTGCCGCTGTCGATGAGGTCGTCGAGGAATGCTTCGTCGGTCAGCTTGGCCGCACGGAATGTCGCGCGGATCTGCTTGACGCGATCGCGTTCAGCCGTGGCAGCCTGCTGCATGATGGCGGAGTTTTCGGCAGTCATGGTGACGGAAGTAGTCGTGTCCGCCGTATTCAGTTCGGGAGGCATCTTGTTCTCCTGTTTCGGTTTTGCGGGAAGCGGGGCGGACAACACCGCCACCATCGGGAGGCCGGTTGCCTTCCGATTCTTTGACAGCGCCATCAGCGACGCCGGAGCTTTGTGATAGGTCGAGAAATCGAAGGTCGGATCGACGGCCTTCATGATGGCAGGCTCATCGATCTCGGCGGCATTTTGGCCGGTGCTGGTGGCAAACCCCTGGGCGACGGCCTCGTCGCCGGAAAGCCACGTCTCGGCTTTCATCATTGCCGCGATCTCGGCCTCAGGCAGGCCGGTGCGCTTGACATAGACCTGGGCCCAGATCGTGCCGAGCTGCTCAAGAATGTCGGCGGTTGCCCGGTGTTCGTCGGCATTGCCGATGGTGACACCGCTCGGGTTGTGGATCATCATCACTGTGCCCTCGGGCATGATGATTTCGTCGCCCGCCATGGCGATGACCGACGAGGCGGATGCGGCCACCGCGTCGATGACGACGGTTACCTTGCCGTCATGGTTCTTCAGCAGATGGTAGATAGCGACGCCTTCGGTAGCGACGCCGCCGCCGGAATTGATCCGGACGGTCAGATCCCCACGAATTTCGGAGAGGGCGCCCATAACCTGCACGGAAGTGAAGCCGGCATCTTCCCAGAAATCGTGGACGCCACACGGCCCATAGAGGACCAACTCGCCATTGACGATGAGGTCGGACATCGGTCAGTTCTCCGAATTCGCCAGGCTGCTCTGCTGGCCCTGGCCGTTGATGGTGACGCGTCGGGGATCGGTGTCGAAGACGAAGCCGGCCTTGTCGGCCGCCTCGTTGTCTGCGGCGATCTCGGCGTCGATTTCTTCCGGGTCGTACCCCATCTCGCGGATCTTGCGGCGCCGCGACGTGAAGCCAGCGCGCACTTCCTTGATCATCGCCGGAATTTCCTTGGTCGGATCGACCAGCGGCCGACGCGGTGGCGTCCAGCCGATCGCGAAGGGCTCGCGCGAAGACGTCTCGACGACGGCCGCTTCGGCGAACCATTCCGCTATCCGCACACAAAGCTTCGGGATGACGGTCAGCCAGCGCCAGGCCTCGACATTCGCATCCATATCGATCCGCCCCATGCGGCCAGAGGTGAAATTGACGTTCGACAGGTTGCCGGTGAGGCTTTCGAAGGTGATGCCGACGCCGACCGCGATGTCGCGACCGGTGGCGTCACTGTAAGGGCCGAAATCGCCCAAGCTTGGCGGATCCGAGAAGGTGATGGTCTTACCCGGCGGCAAAGTTTCGATCATTCCCGGGCCGAGTTCGTCGATCTCGCGCTCACGTTCACCGTCGCCGCCCTGCGGCTGCGGAGCATCATCGCCATCGAAATCCGGATCGTGGATGAAGCCGGCGTGACAGGCGGCGATCTTCTGCCGGACGAGCTGCGCATCCTTGAACTCGGCAAAATCGTTCAGTGGCACGATGACGGGCGCCAGCCACGGCACGCCGCGCACCTGCCCGGGCCGGTCGACGCGGTACAGGTGAATGATGTCCTTGGCGTCGATACGGCGCGACTGGGGATTGCGCAGGATCGTCAGGCCATTCGGATGCTGATCGAACAGCCAATATGCGACACGGCGGCCGATCTGGTCGAACTCGACACCTTGGATGACGGTGTTTCCACCGGGAAGCGGGCCGGTCTTGTTGTCGTCAAGGTACTCCGCCTCGAGCACCTACAACTGGAACGGCAGCGGCAACCCGTCGCTGGCAAAACGATACCTGCGGCGGATGATTGCATCGCCGCCTTCGAACATCGCCCCGACGGCGAGCGCCTGCAAACCGTACAGGTCGTGGTTGCCGTCGGCGTCGATCGACAGACCGTCGAAATGAGCGAGCAGGAGCTTCGATATCTGTGTCTTGCGCTGCGGACGGCCGGCGGAGACACCCGGAATTATTCCCGAGCCGACGATCGCGTTGACCACGACGGTCTTGGCGCGTGCCGCGAGCGGATTGTTGCGGACCAGGTCGCGGCTGGCATTGCGGAGCCGGGCGAGCTGGCCATTGGCCGCTGCGTTGGCGTCGGTCGCGGTCGCCCGCCAGTTCTTGGTGCGGTAACTCTTCGCCGCGCCCTCGAAATGCATGACGGCGTTAAGCGCCATTCGCGCCCGAGCCCGCTTCAAGGCGCGTTGCGGCGATACAACCGCGACCAGCCGGTCAATGATGCCGATCTTTGCCATCAGAGCCCTTTGTCGACCGCCCCGAAGCGGCGCCTGGAGGTAGACCCGATTAGGCCGAGATCTCGTTTCATGATGCGCTCGGCCTGGCGCATCTCGTCGAGCGACCGATAGACGACGGTTTCGCCATTGTAGGTCACCGACTTGACGCCGCGCGCCATCGCGCGCTGCAACTGCTGAAGCTCGGCAAGCGTGTAGCTCGTCAAAACCATTTCCTCCTGCCGCCGATCCATGACCCTGCGCGACGCTTGACCCGCTGGGCCGCCGGTTCATCCGGCTGTACTTCCGCCGGCAATTCGCTCACCGGTACGGGATCCGGCTCCGGAGACGCGCCGGCAATCACGCTGAAGCTGTTCTCGGGCACGGTGCGCGCCCAATCCGGTGGCGCCTGCCAGTTGATCTTTTCGGCGCGAAGCACGATGGCCAGCGCACGGCCATAGACCGCCAAGTCGAGGGCCTCGTTGCGGACCTGGCCTTCCTTTTTGCGATAGCCCTTGTCGGTGCGCCGCTCGGCGGTGAATTCCTTGAGCACCGCTTCGTCGATCCAGCCGGGTATGTGATAGGTGATCTGGCCGCTCTCATTGCGCGCCAGGGCCGCCAGCACCTCGTCCTTCAGCACGTCGGTACCGACATTGACGATGAGCAGATCGCTCGGGGCCTGACCCTTGCGGCGACGCTGGCCGCCAACCTTCTCGGGCGCCTTTTCGAGGGCACGCGGCCTGTCGAACCCAGGCTGACCCTTGGCGATGAAGACCCGCCGCCGAAAGCCGTCCTTCCGAGCCTTGCGATAGAAGGCATAGGCGTTGGAGGTCACGCCGGCGGCGCCGCCGGAATCGGCGATCAGCGCGACGGGCTGCAACGAACAGTCGGTGCCGGCGACTGGGTATGCCTGTTCCAGCAGCGGGAACAGCGCCTCCCAGTCTTCCGGAAACCGCGCCGGATCTATCGCCCTGTCGTCGGCGTTGGGCGCGCCCTCCGGCGGCGTATGAATGTCGAAGCGGTCGATCAGCCAGCGCTCAAGGCCTTCGCCCCATGCCTCGACCTGGACGACGAACCGGTTGGACTGAACGTCGACTGCAACGGTGATGAAACGGGCTTGCGCCGGCGCAACCTTCTGGACGGCTTCGGCGGCCTTGCCCTTGAGGAAGTCGAGCGTAACGTCCGAACCGGACAGGTTGCGAGGCAGATATGGCAGGCCCTGGTCGACGTTGATCGTCGTCTTGAGGTTCTGTTCGTCGCCGGTCAGGCGGTAGTGCTCGACGGCGTTGAGGTAAGTCAGCGTCAACTGGCGCCAGTCCTGGAAGGCGGCGGCAGTGCCCTTCATCCAGTAGCTGGCCGTGTCGACATCGCGGTCCATGTCGCCGATCGGCATCAACTGGCCGTTCCGGCCTTCATGCAGCCAGCGCCCGGCCTGGTTCAGTTCCGTCTTGTGGCGATGCTCGTAGATCGCCCCACAGTGGGGACAGGCCGCGGTGACGGTCGCGGCCCGATCGGCAGCAGATCCGGCCTTGGCGAAATGCAGGATCGAGAAGTCCGGCTCGAACTCGCCTTTGCACTCGCGGCACGGCCAGTACCAGCGACCGCGCGTGCCCTCGTTGTATATCGCCAGGATGCCGGTGCAGGGCGGGGCCCGGTGCGGCTCGCTGACGCTCGGCTTCCAGTCCTCGTCGAGGATCGGCCGACCGGGTGACGATTCCGCGATGACCTTGCCCAGCGATCCGAATGTCTGGGTGCGCTTGCGGCCGAGCGAGAAGGGACTGCCTTCGCCGTCGACGTTCTCGGTCATGCGGTCGTAATCGGTGAACAGCACATCAGGCAGATCCCGCGCCGAGAGCTGTCCGATCACCGGGTACCCGACCGACAGTCGCATGCCTCCCTGGAAGCGCTTGTCGAAGATGTTGTCGTTCGCGCGGCCGGGCAGTTGCCGCCGGCCGACCTCCGGCGTCGCGCGGATCATTGGGCCCAGCTTCTCCAGGCTGAAGTCGCGCGCCTCGTTGCGGCCGATGTGGACCACCAGCATCTTGCGCGGCTGGCAGATCACGCGGTGCGCAATGACGTTGAGCACAAGGGCGTCGGTCTTTGCCGTTCGCGCAGGGCCTGCGAAGCCAATGCAGCGGAACCGCCTGGACGTGCTCATGTCCATCGGCTCGATCATGTAGGGCGCGACGTCGTTGCGCCATGGCCCGTTATATGCCTCATTGCTGATACGCCGGTACTTCGCCGCCGCCTCCGAGACGACGATGCGATCCGGCGGCTGGAGGGCCGGACGCGCCTGGCGGAGAACCGTGGCGAGGCTGGCATAGCGCAACGCGCCGCCGTCGCGCCCGAAGTCCTTGCGGTGATGCACGTTCACGAGAGGGCCATCTCCGGCACCTGCCGCTCGCCCTTCGCCATCTCGTCGGCGAACTTGTCGACCGACCGGGCGATCTCCTGCAGGATGTCGTCGCCGACACGGACCGCCCGCTCGGTCTGAGAGCCGTCGAGCCCGCATTCGCGGGCCAGCGTGTCAGGCAACGTCTCGATGCCCTGCCGCATCAGGCCGAATATCGTCTCGACCAGGTCGAGCACGCTTGAGGCCTCGACCAGCTCGCCGCGGCGCAGCGCAAGCTCCTGCCACTGCGATTCCGCCGCGTAGACCTTCATGCGCTCGGATGGCGGCAGGCTGCGCTCGGTGTCGCCTTCCTTGCCGCCGATCAGCGCGAGCTGCATCTGGCGAACGATGCGCTCCTGCGCCTCTTCCTGATGCCTGGCGGCCTCGTCGCGCTCCTGCATCCAGGCGTAGCACTCTGACAACTGGAACGAGTAGGCCCTGCCGTTCGACCCTTCGTCGAGGACGGGCATACCTTCCTGCATCCAGCGGTCTATGGTCGGTTCGGTCTTGCCGAGGGCGCGCGCCAACTGGCCCCGGTTAAGGACCCCGTCTGCAACGCCATGCGGCAAAGGAAAGCGCGTGCTGTCGCTCATCGCTCCAACAACATCAACAAGAACACTATCCGAACGTGTTTAGCCGCCCCAAAATCGCGAAAGTCCCGGGGTCCGAATTACCCGCGGGCGAGGGGGGCGGGGGGAGGACCCGACCGGGCGGGGTTTTTCGAGCAGGACAGAGGGTTAGGCCCTATAACTTTTCTAATTTTCGGCAGGAAACAGGGTTACGCGCCATCGTTTCGCTTATCGTGCGGTGCGGATGGCTTGCTCCAATGCCGTCTTGAACTGGCGTGGGAACGCCCGTTCAGAGACCCTTTGCGAGATGTCGTAGAAGGCGAACCGGGCCTGATATCCAACGTTGGCGACGAACACGAAGACAGGCTCGACCTTGCCCTTGCCAGTCCTGCGCCAGATGCCACGACGAAGGTTGCCCCCCGCCTTCGGTATGAAGTAGCGAGACCGGGCAGGGCCTGCTCGCTTTCGAGACTTGGACGTCTCCCACTGCATGGCGTCCGGCCCTGCCGACAACTGCGACAGGATCTGGGTGATGATGCCTGGCGACACGTTGCCATAGGCATTGAGCCGAAGCCCCGATGCAGGCACGGCATACTCGCTGCTGGCCATCACGCCTTTGCGGATCAGCCATTTTTCGAATGGCTTGTGCGGTCGACCGCCGCCTTCCACCTGCGGCAAGAGATAGTGCTTGCTACTGCGAGGCGCTTCCTTGAACCCGACATCGGCGTTCAACAGTTGCTTCGTCGCAGGCCTGACCTGAAGGCTTCGCAGCGTGTAGGGCGTCGGCCTATCGAACACCGTCGCCATCACGTCTAGCTGCTCGGTGCGCACCTCGTTAGCCGTCGCCGTCAATGCGCTTGCCGTGGCGAATGGCACCTGGTTGGCGAAGCGCTCAAGGCCCTTCGACCACGCGTCGATATTGCTCTCGAAAGAGATGAAGCTCATCGCCGTGTCTGGAATCTTTTCCATCGCGGGGAGGGGGGGGGGGGGGGGGCTTCGCCTGGGGCTGATGGCGCGGTCCACCTTTCGGCGTGCGACTCTTTCAGCTCGTCCTAGGTGAGACTCGCTAATCCAGTTTCGTCACATTGGCAAGATCGACGTCGAGAGGCACAGCACGACCGAACACATTGACCTCGACCGTAAGCCGATGCCTGTCCTTGAGCATCAGTACCACCGTCTCGAAGGTGGCGAACGGACCACTGTCGATCGCCACCTTGTCACCTGCCTTCAGCGCATTGGTCAGCACGGCGATCGCCGTCGGATCATTCTCGATACGCGCTTGGAATTTAAGGATTTCCTGCTCGCTGACAGGGCTTGGAACCTCGCATCCGCCGATCGGTCCGAGCACGCCCTCTATGGTTCGAAGGCCTGCCCATGTCGCCGGACACGACACCACTTTGACGAAGATATAGCCTGGAAAGGATGGCATGCGCAGCGGCTCCAGCGACTGAAACTTGCGCTTGCCGCGTCGCTTTGGCTCGACTTCCGTGTGCAGCATCACCCGCTCGACATTGCCCTCGGCGAGAGACTTATCCACAGCAATGTCGGCGCGATCCTCGACCCTGAGAACATACCAGCGGGCTTCGGGGCCATCCTGTCCAGCCGCGGCAAGCATCGCCTGCTCGCGGCGCGTCAGCGCGATTCGCCTGTCGCTCTTCTGCCAGGCGCGGTCGACGTTGATGATTTCGCCGGTCTGCCGATCCACCCACACGCGCTCGGTTTCACTCAGCAGCCGCTTGCCGTTCACCGCCATCATCGTTCTTCCCTCGTACCGCCTGCTCGAATGCGTCCAGTCCCTCCGGCCCGCCAGCCGGGAAGTAGGCCACGCGGCCAGGATCCGGCAGCCAGGGCCAGCCACGTCGCTGGAAACAGTCGCGCCACTCGTTCCACTGCGAGGTGTCGACAGGCACCGCGATCATCACGTCCTTCAGCGCATGGAACTTCTCGCTGAAGCGATGGCCTCGACCGTGGCGCGCATTGCCGTACAGGAACGCCAGTTGCGGCCATTTGTCGGCGAATGCCGATGCCGCTGGATTGGTCGGTCCGCGCAGCGCATGCCAGACCACCCATGCCATCCACACCGGCCCGAAGGGCGGCGCGTAGTCGTCGGCCACCACGGGCGCCTTGGCCTTCGCCGGCAGCTTCTCCCACCGCTTCTCGGCGAGATACACCGCGAACGTGCAGATCACCGTGCGCCCGCCGACCTTGGCGCTAGCCACGTAATCGGCCATGCGGTCGGCGGCGCTGTCACGCTCCTCGTCGGTCAGCTTGCGCGCCTCGGCCAGCGCCTTGGGCCCGCTGTCGCTGATATAGCTCGGCCACGCCGGATGCGTTTTCTTCAGCCAGCGCTCGATCGCCTTTTCTTCCTCGCGCGTGCGCTCTTTCTCGGATTCGTTCTGGTGCACCGTTCTGAGAGGGTCGTTCTTAGGTGCCGGTCCTGGACCGGCAGGGGGTGCCGCCTCTGGACCGGCAGGGGGTGCCGATATACCGGCAGGGGTGCCGCCCTGTCGGCAGGGGTCCAGCGCTTCGGACTCGTCGCCTTCGACGCTGCCGGGATCGGGATGCACCGGGTCGAGGATGACGCGATAGCGGTGCGGGCTGTCGCGCCCGTTTTCCTCTTCGATGACATGACGCTCGATATAGCCGGCCTTGACCAGCCGCTCGATCGCATCGAACACCGTGGCGCGCGCGCAGCCGATCTCATCGGCCATCTTCACCTGGCTCTTGCGGCACCAGCCGAGATTGTCCGTGTGACGCCCCAGCACGCACAGCACCTGCAGGTCGCGCGGCTTCAGCGCTCTGTCGGTGGCGGCACGCGCCGGGATGATGGAAAGGCGAGGGCCGGTCATGCCGGCCTCCGAGAAAACCATTCGGTTTTTTCAGGGCCGACAATCGAATAGGAATGCTGAAACAGCCGATGCATCAGCCGCTCTGCTAGATCTCCTACTTTTTTGCGCAGGGTTTCTACATCGGTCGGGAAACGCGGATAGTTGATGCAGCCCACGCGCACGCCAGCTTCTTCGCCGCCCGTGTAGATGAAGCTCACCGGCTCGACCGTGACGCAGAAGCCGGCTTCGAAACAGAACTCGCGGCAGACCAAGCGCGCCTGGTCAAGATCGCCAGCGATGAAGATGTCAAACCGAATGGTTGGGGACTGTCCGTTCATGCTGCCTCACCGCAATGGAGGCCGCATTCGACGTCGTACTCCAGGCCGTCAAACTCGTCGAAGAAGCTTGGGGTAGTGCGAACCTCATTCACCAAATCTGCGATGCGATCGCGCTTGTCGAACCATCCGCTCTGCTCCACCTCCTGCCGATTCCACCAGATCGCTTCCGAGGGCATGTCACGGATAATCCGCTTGCGAATGCCCTTGCCCTTCTGAAAACAGAGTGTGCAATTGCCTTCCCAAGAGTGAAGGCCAAGGTCGAAGCCCTGCGGCAATGGAGACGTGAGGTTCTTAGGGTCGACGTTGTCGCCCAACCAAAACCGCAGAACATCCTCCTTGCGAATTTTGGCACGAGACAGCGGGTAGGTAACTCGGCGACAATCCTTGGCAGCGCGGTCCATCCCACTGAAAATGCGCAGGCCCTCATCGTAGCGAAGACCAATAATTTCCTCGAACCCGCCCGGCTCAAGGCCAAGCTTGGTGCGCACCAAGCCGAACATTGGCCGCACCTTTAGAAATTCGGTACACCACCGTTCGAAGCCATTCGGCAAGCGCCGTTTCTTGCGGATCAGATTCTCGAAAGGCTCGCCGTTGCGGCTGGCGCTATTGAACCCGACTTCCTCAAACCCCGGTTTTTCACTGTGCCACTCAACCCAGTTTATGCGCACCCCCCAGCGCGATCCGCACTCGTGAACGAAGCGCAACGTCTCCTCGCGCTCTTTGCCGGTGTTAGCGAAGGCCACCACGACATCATCCGGCAGTTGGCCACCGTGCGCCTGGACGATTTCATGCAGCATGTAGCCCGACGTGCGACCGCCAGAAAACGAGACTAGCGCCGGGCCTTGGATGAGGTACGGGTTCATCTCTGCGCCTTCTTCCAGTCGGCGAACTCGCCGCGCAGGCGCCTCCACGCCTCCGCTGCCTTGCCGCCATCGTTGAGTTCTTTTCGGGAAGTCACGCCCAGCAGCGAGCGGACCTTCTGTTTCACCCGTTCGTCGGTCAGCGGGCTTTCCAGCCCGTGCCGCTCCTGGATGAACACCTTGAAGGCGGCATCCTGGCAGCGCATCGCGCACTCTGCGGCGAAGTTCTGCACCTTGCTCGCCTGCGGCGGGCCCG